GTTGTCTTTTCTGTTAGGGGTTTATTACCCTACACTCTTATTTATCAAAAAATGATATTTGTTATGATGATTGTTAACTAAATTAGTTAAAATTTTCGAAGTTTTCTGCCAGTAACGTATGTTGTTTGGCCTAGTTTCTTTCCTAAGGCTCTTGCCGCTTGATAACCACCAATTATTGCCGCGCCTTTTACTATTGGATTAGACCAGATATCTTTGATTTTTTCTTTTGTTGAACTACTATCTTTGTGAACATACCCACCACGTTTTTGTAGTTTTAAAAGTGCCGGCATTACTTCAGCAAGTCTTGCCTTTCTACGCATATATTGAACTAATCGTGTAATGACTAGTGCTTTTTGATTTTGACTTAGATTGTCCCAATCACCTACTAGTCTACGAATCGATTTTAACATACCGTCTTGGATGTTAAGATTTCTTTGGTATCTTAATAAGTATCTTTGTTCAAATGAAGCATCACTCTTATTAGTAGAATAATGAACTAAAAATCTCAGGACGTCTGCTTTCTGTAATGAAAGTCTGCCTCTTGCTATATCATCTTTTTCATTATCACCAATATCGTTATCTTTGCCCATTATACGATTAAGAGCCATATACATATCAGTACCATTAGTTCTAAAGTAATCAAAGTTTCTATAAATCATAGTACGTGATGCTATATCACCTGCCAATGGGGCGAAATCATAATCTTTATTAAATATATTCAATATAAGAAAGTGAACAAAAACTAATTCAGCGGCGTCATTTACATTGACATCACCAGCCATCTTTTTTGTTCTGAATAATCTGCTTTCAGATAGAGTATTTACAAGTTTTAATTCTGACATTTTTATTTCTCTTTTACTATTTCCTTACATACATCACTTGCATATGTTTTAAAATATCTAGGTGCAAATGCATGTAAAAATACTGCGCCTGCTGCCATTTCCATACGAATAGCAATACCAATTGCATGTTTAAAATGCTGCCAGCGTGTCATGTCTGCCTCTTCCAAATGCAATTTACATTTCTTGCTGAACATCATTATTCCTTTTCTTACATATTACTTGTATTTATCTTACTTTTGGGCACCGCTTGTAACTCTTTTACTATTAGGATGTCTTTTTGTTGTATGAGTGCTATGGCTCATATCTTTCTTAATTGGTCTAGCACCTTTTTTTCTTGGTACAGTGTGTGGTATTGTTCTTTTACCCATGGTCTTATTATTAGTAGTTAAAAAATTATCTCTCTTGCCTCATGTTTGCCGCTGTGAATCCTGCTCTATTTACCAGTTTCACATCTTTGTCTATTACGTAACCTTCTCCACCTTTCTCGCCATTTGTACTGGCTTCTATGTCTGCTGGTTGAGAATCTAACGTTTTAATAATCTTGTTCTTTGTAGTCATAACACCATTAATGAATTGAAAGATTGCTTCAAATCCATTACTATTTTGTTCAACCCATGCTACTACTCGTTCTTTCTTAGGTCCACTTAGTTTTGATGATTCTACCCATTCACTGAAATTCTTTCCTAGTTTGTCTAGGTTTCCTGCTTTCACACTATTATTAATATAAGTGTAAAGAATGTTACCAAAGTCTGCCATTTTTTGCTCTGGCGGAACTGCTAACAACGTATCAATTGCAGTAGCATTTGATTTTAAATAACCTTCTAATCTGTCTACTTCAGGAAGGTCAACACCAGGAGATTGAGTAACATACACTGGAGGCATAATCCATGTTTTGCCTGCACTAAGTTGTCCCATATCTACGTTGCTTTTATTTCCTTCTAAGTCAATTACTACATGTACCACAATACCGACATCATAATTAATTATCTTTTTACCGATATCACTATTAGAGTCTACTGAATATGTTGTTACGTTTGGCTTGAATATAAGTCTACCGTCTTTTGCTTGTGGAGTTGCAAACCATAATAAGTCACCGTGTAAGTATCCTCTGAAATCTTCAGGTATTACACTTTCTACTTTATCCCATACAGTCTTCATATTCTGGACAAATTTACCTTTGTCTGCAAGTTTTTCTGGAGTAGAGTCTTTTACTTTACGATTATTGAACATGTCGCCTAACGCATCTGCACTTGTTACTCTGCCATCGTAGCCTTTTGCACCAAATCCACTTTTATCTGTAAGTACGAATTCACCGTTTTCATTACGACCAAAGATAACGGCTGGTGAGCCATCCCATTTGATACTGATTGATTTCGGAGAAGTTTCTACTTGATGTAACTTAGCAATTGCTTTCTGTCCACCTACTGCACCATCCCAGATAATCAAGTCTTCTATGTGTTGTATTCTTGCACCTTCTGTGGGCGCCTCTTTAATAAGGTCTTTCATTCTCTTATGAAATCCAACTTGTTTATTGCGAGGTTTTCTTGGTCCTCTAAATCTGCGTTCTAAGCCTGCGCCTAATATATCTCTGACTTTCATATTATTTCTTCCCGTATGGATTTTCACCAGTCAATTTAGGACGAGCAAACCACAACTTAAACCAATCTTTTGTTCCTGGTTCTATTTTATGCTTCTTTTGATACTTTGACTTTTCAGTACCCGTATAGGAAATGTTCTCCTGCGTAGCATCTTCCACTTGATATGGCTTATAGATACCTGCTAAGACTTTTAATTCTTCTAATTGTTGTTCAAGATTCATCTTTTCTCTTTGCATGAGTTATTCCACGTTTGAATTTTCTCATGTCTCCAGTACGAATGCTATTAACAAGACGTTTGGTTAAGTCCACAGCAACTTCTTCTTCAAACTCACGGTGAATGAATTCAATTAGATTTATTGCACCAGAAATGATATGTTCGCCCTTTTGTTCGACAAATCTCTCTGGCTCATTTTTAGAAATCGCCATTGAATTTAATTCTTCAAATAGACTTCTACGTGGTTTCTTAGTCATAAAATAATTCTCCTACCAGTATTTATCAATTATCGTTAAATGGGCTTGCTTTTTTCGACTTAACCATCGCACGAAGACTAATTGCGGAATCTGTTTTTTCTGGTGGAATAGCAGAATCTGTATTAGTTACTGTGGTTTTCTTATTTAATTTGTCCATTATCTTTGCAGTTTGAGAATCTTGTGTACCAACTGCTAAATCATCATCGTCTAAATCAGAATCACTAATTCGTAGACTATCTCTGTCAAAGACTAGATTTATCTTAGAGCCTACACCACTCGAACTTCTTGTTTTCAATAATTGTAACTGATACTGTCCACGTTCTCTCATTGCATTACTAGTAAAGATACCAATAACATTATCAGCAGTTTGAATTTTAGAAATACCACCAGCAATATGAGAGTGGTCAAACTCTACTTCTTCTACCGCTGAACGATTTAACTGTGATGCAGTTACTACAACTGTCTGAGATTCCATTGCAAAGTTACGAATTTCTTCTGTCACATACTTATCTTTAATAAACAAGTCGCCTGGATTAACTTTCTTAGTTGCAGGCATTAACAAGTCCAAATAGTCAATACAAATACAATCAACAGTTTTACCTGTAACAATCTGGAGTTCTTTTAGATATGCACGAATATCATTGACACTATTACCCGATGACATATACTTAATTCTAAGCATTCCTGCTTTCTTACCGAGTGTTTTAACTCGCAATTCAACATCATCTAATTCTTTAAAGATACGTCTGGTACTTCTATCAGTTGCCATAGCATCTATACGCATTGCTGATAATTCTTCTGACAATTCTAAAGTAACATAAACACAATTCATTCCTGCTTCTGCCCAATTCAAACTCATGTTTTGCATGAATAAAGATTTACCTGAACCAGAACCACCAGCAAAGATAGTTACTTCGCCTCTATTGATGCCACCATAAAGTTTGTCATCTAAGTCTTTCCAACCTGTGGTGATTTGTCCATTATTATCTTTAAGCATCTCAAGTCTTGCTCTTGGGTCATGAAAATAATCAGTACCCAACGACCTTGCTAATCCAATCTGAACTGCTTCTTTGATAGTTGTTTCTACTTCACCATATTTACCTTCTTCAAGTAAATCAGCACTATTAACAATTGCTCGTTCAATTGCTTTATGTCTACAGAATGTTTCAAACTCATCAACAAACCAATCATTATGCTTTGCGATATCATCCAGTAATTCGATTTCTTGACCAGTTTCTGCTTTTATCTGCTCAATTGTTGGCATGGTAGAATATTCTTCACTGTAGTTAATTAGATAGCCTACAATACCACGAGTAGGTTTATCGAAATGTTTTTCATCAATAATGCCCATGACCCTAGTAAATAACTGTGGGTCTGTTAACATAAATTGAACAAACAATTTTTGTAAGTCGGGTGAGTAATTCTTGACTTCTGACATTTAATTCCTATGCATGATGTTTATACTATTATAGTATATTTTGATTGGAAAGTCAATACTAAATTAATATGTTTCGACAACTTTATCTGCAATACCATGTTTGACTGCTTCTTCTGGAGTCATCCAATGGTCTGTTTTTGGTGCTAACATATGTTTACGAATGTATGGTTCTTTCTTTCCTGTACATTTCATATAATGTTCAAGTAGTTTTTGGTTTGTCCATTCCATATGAGATTGAGCATCTAACATATCGTGGTACTGTCCTCTAGTTCCGCCACTAAATTCGTGTGACATAACTGCTGTATTCTGTGTTAGATAACGATGACCTTTCTTACCTGCCATCATAAGCATAACACCACATGATGCAATTGAACCCATTCCGTATGTATGAACTGGAATGCGTGACTGTTTGACAACATCAATCAAATGCATACAACTGTCTACATACCCACCAGGTGAGTTAATATACAGGTGAATAACCTTAGGTGCATCTTTTTCTGGCGTCAAGTTATATTCCATAATCATTTTAACTAATGGCATACAGTTTTCTTGGTTAAATTCTTTATCCATGTGCAATACACCATTCTCTCTTAAGAACTCGCCAGGTTGCTTTGGCGGTGCTGGTGGAGTTGGCATCGGTGGCATTGGTGGTGGTGATGGAACTTCTTTAGGTTCTGGTATTACGTTAATTTTAATCTCTTCGTTTTTCATTAATTTTATGCTCCTACGCTTTTTTTTGCGGTCGTTTGGTTCACCCGCTAATTACATTATTCGTGTTTTTACACTTATCTTTGTACTATTACTTATACGGCCATCAATAATGGATTTCAGAGTATATAACTTTCCGTATTCTTTTACTGAATCTGCCGCATCTTTAATATGGTCTTGCCAGATCGGAAATGAAACACTCCAACCATTTTCTTGTGCCTGATATATCAACTTCTTTCCAGCATTATCTCTATCAGGACATACAATAACTTCTCCCTTGAATTGATTAATGTAATCGATTTGATTTTGTGATGCTTCGTTACTCATTATTGCTACGCAATCTAAGACTGCGGCATCAATCGTTCCCTCAACTACAATTAAATATTCTTTGTCTTCTTTAATCTTATCAGAATTATATAAAAAATTCTTTGGTTGTTTGGTCATATACTTAGACTCAGATTTACCTGTGAAATCTCTTCCTGTATAACCTACTATTCTATCACCTTGTGTAAATGGAAATATAATACGATTCTTAAAACCAAATGCACTACTCCAATATGTATCTACAAAATCATATACACCTCTATCAAGTAGATATTTTGCGGCCATTATTGCACCCTCAGGTGGGGTATCTTTATTTAGGATATCTTCTAATGATTCTGAACTCTCTGGCAATTCCATGCCAACAAAAGATGGTATTCTTGTAGTTTGGGTTCTTGATTTAAACACCCATGGCCCCTCTGATAATTCTTTGTCTCTTATACTTTCAATTTGTAGTCTTTTTATCTCACTCTCAGGTACACCAAGTAATCTCATAAACTTAACAAAATTCTTGTTTATGACTTGGCCTTTTCTATGAGATGCAGTTATACCACAATTGAAGCAATGATATGATACCAAATCACCCTCGTTCTTTAATCCACCTCTCATTCTTGTATCAGAACGAGCCTCTCCTTGGTCGATACAGCACGGACAATTAAAACTCAGCCATCCGCCTGAACTTTGTCTTGTCTTTCCGGGTATGAATTGATAAACAGTTTGTTGTAGTTCCATGTAGTTATAATACTACAATAGAGGCTAAAAGTCAAGTGGTTATATGATTAGTTTCTCATCAATATTTTTGAAACAGTACCGGTAGCGGTATTTGGCCATGACACTCTGAGCCAATTAACGTTTGCTTGTATAACATAACCTTGTACACCAGTTTCATTATTAATTGTGATGTTTGGGTCATACATAAGCCTTGGTGTTAAATCAAACCAATCATTATCTGAAGCACTTGCCTGTTCACTTAAATCGCCTTCTATTTTTACAACTCCTGTGAATCCTGTATAATATACAGCGAATGTATGTATTGACTTTGACTTGATAGTGTCGCCTGCTCCATCAAATACACTGGAAACATACTTTGCGCCATCATTGAAGAAAGTAGAAGTTGACTGTGAATTTGCAAAAGTAGGATAAACATCATCTAAAACTTCAAGGACACCATGAGCATTATCATTTGTATCAGTATATAATATTTGTTCTACACCATCTTTAACTGTATACATCGCAAATTGATAAAATCCTTCTGGGAGCATGATTGTATCTGATGTGGGAATTGCCAATGTAGCCATTCCTTTTGTTGCGTTAGTAATAGTTAAGTATCTGAAGAGTACATTTTCCCTTGAACTTCTGTCGTACATTTTCCATACAACAGTTTTTCCAGTAAGATTTACAGATTTTCTATCTGTGTCTCTAAATTTAAATCTAAGAGTATTATCAATACCCTTATGTAGTTTGTGTGTAGTATCATACATCGGCATATTCCCCAGGAATTGAGTCATAGTAGCATTGTTGTCACCATCTTGCACAACAACCTCTATATCTCTTTGGTATTGGTATAAATTAAAGTTTATCATGTATGTATTTATCTTCCAGAGAGTGATTTCCAGGAAGCATAAATATTGTTTATGATAGATGAAGATAAAATACAATGGCTACAAGATAATTACCCGTTCTTTTCTTGCGTCAAATATGGCAATAAAAAAGAATATACTGAATATCTTGGAATTATAATAAACAGTGATTCCACTATAACATCAATGTACAACTTTGAATTGCTAAATTCGGCGGAAGCAAGGCAGCATTTCATAGAACTTGGCGAACAATGGTGGTGGGAATCAAATCGTTTAATTCCTATAAACTTATTTCTAAGGTCTCAAATTGAGCCTTTTAATAAATGTATTATGAATTTTAATACTAAAGATACCGAAGTACTATGGGGACCCGAAACAAGTTTAACGAATATTATTCAGAAAAGAATTAAGAGGCGCTCTGTTCAACTTGTTCGCAAAATAGATTAAGTTGCACAACGATACTCACAGCATATGCAATTGCGTGTGCTTTCTTAAAATAATATGAACCATCTGTTGGTTTAACCCAAACTTCTTTTTTAATTTTTTCTTTACTCTCGTTTAAGAGAGGTCTTTTCGCTGGGCGAATGATTG